ATGCGGACGAGTTTGCTAAAGCCCACATCCTGCTGACCGAGGAAATGCGACTTAAAGAGCAAGGCATTGCCGAGGATAGTGCAGACAAAATTTCGAAGATTGAACGCAATCGTAGGCAACAGGACTTGCAGATGGCCTCCGAGGCCGTTGGTGCGCTTGGTAATTTGCTGACCGCTGGCTTGGGCAAGTCCGAGAAAGACCAACGGAAAGCCTTTGAGATAAACAAGAAGGCCAGCATGGGTCAAGCCCTTATCAACACCTTCATGGCCGTAACCGCTGCCCTGACTGCTGGAGGAAACCCGATTAAACTTGCAACGGGTCGTCAGTTCATTGACGCAGGTATCGCCCTTGCGACAGGCTTGGCGCAGGTCGCCAAAATCAGTAAGACCCAATTCCAAGGGAGTTCGGCAAGTGGAGGCGGTGGTGCGTTGACTGCCGGGGGTGGTGAAGGCGGAGAGGTTGCACCTGCTCCAATCTTTGCCAACCCTCAAACAACTATGCTTGGAACCGATGGTGCTGCAATGGGCCAAGGTCAAGGTTCATCACCGATGCGAGCCTATGTGGTGGAGAGGGACATCACCCAAAGCACTCGCAGGGTTCGGAGGTTGGAGGAATTTGCAACTCTTGGAGCGTAAACACATTTACCTGCATGGAACTACCCATATACCGAATGACCGTAGACGAGGTGGATGAAGGGGTCCAATTCGTGGCCCTCACCGATATGCCAGCGATTGAACGGCCATTCCAAGCCTTCAGCAAAGCCAAGCAGAAGTTCACCGAAACAGGCGAGCGGAGAGTGCTGACCGGGCCGTTGATGCTTGCAGATACTCCCATCTTTCGCAAGGACGAAACTTATGGCGAGTACTACGTCGTCTTTGACAAAGCCACCATCCGCAAAATCGTGCAGAAGTACTTTAAGCAAGGCAACCAGCACAACGTCAACGCTTACCACAACGCTGAACTGGATGGAGTGTTTATGTTCGAGTCATTTATAACCGATGCCGAGCGTGGCGTGATGCCTCCGAAGGGCTACGAGGACACCCCCGATGGCTCTTGGTTCGGTTCTTTCAAAGTAGAGAACGACGAGGTGTGGGACAACCGCAACCTGTTCCGGGGGTTCTCCGTTGAGGGCCTGTTCGGGATGGACAAGACCGAATCCGAACTGGAGGTCGCACTCGCTGGCCTCGCTGACGAATTAACCGCTTTTTTGCAACAATTAACCCCCACCTACAAATCCAATCAACTATGAACCTGAAAAACGCAATCGAATCCCTGCGAAGTGAACTTCGTAAATTCAGCACACAAAAGCAGTCCTTTGCTGACTACAAGTTGACCGATGGCACGGTTGTCCGTGTGGATGGCGACCTCGTTGCCGGAACTGCCGTTTACGTTGTAGCCGAAGATGGCACACTCCCTGCACCCGATGGCGAGCACGTTGTCGAAGGCGTTGGCACGATCAAGACCGAAGGAGGCAAAATCGTCGAGGTCATTGCTGCTGAAGTAGCGACCCCCGAAATCGAAGCCTTGCCCGTTGCTGCCGAAATCACCCCCGAAGTAGCCGTTGAGGTTACCGAAGAAATCAAAGAAGCCTATCCTGCCATGACCCCCGAAGTTGTGGAGGCCATCGTCGCCAAGCACCTCGGAGCCATCATGGAAGAACTCAAGGCAGCATACGCTGAAATGGGCAAGATGAAAGAGAAAATGTCTGCCTTCGCATCGCAGGTTGAAACCATGGCCGACATCGTCGAAAAGGTTTCCGAACTCCCTGCCGAAGCCCCCAAGGCCAGCGGTTCTGCAATCGTTGAGCAACGCAAGGCTCAAGCCTCGCAGAACTTCAACGCTCTTGCACAAGCACTACAATCACTCAAAAAAAACTAACCCCCTAAACCCCCATTAACAATGGCATATTCGTTCACAGGATTAACCTCCTACACCGACCAAGAGAGGCTCCCTCTCATCACCAAGGCCGTGTTCTCGGCCCGTTCAGCAGCCCTGTTCACCAAGCAGGTGGGCATCAAGTTCGCTGCTGCCCTCAACCTTATGGACACCGATGCACAATTGCAGAGCGGTGATGCTTGCGGTTACACCACTTCAGGAACGACTGCCTTCACCCAGCGGAATATCACCGTTGGACGCATGAAGGTGCAGGAAACCTTGTGTCCTCGCTCTTTGGAACAATACTGGATGCAGACCCAGTTGACCGCTGGCTCTAACTACGAGAGTGTTCCCTTCGAGCAGGCATTCAGCGAGCAGAAGGCTCTCCGTATCGCAGAGGCTTTGGAGAATGCAATTTGGAAGGGCAACACTTATTTCAGCGGTGTCAACCAGTTGTTGAACGCTGCTTCGGGTTCTACCATCAGCGGTAACACAGGAGCGGTTTCTGCGTCCGTTGGTATCACCACAGGCAACGCAATCGCCATCTTTGACGGCATCTACAACCAAATCCCACAGGCCATCTTGACCAAGACTGACCTCGTGATCTTCTGTGGTTGGGACAACTTCCGCACGTTGCTTGGTGCGTTCAAATCAACCGCTAACGTCCTGTACAACCAAGTTGACTTGGCTGGCCTTGCTGACGGGGACATCATGTATCCCGGCACAAACGTCCGTGTCATTGCAGTCCCCGGATTGACCGGAACAAACCGCATCGTTTCTTCGTACCTCGGTAACTTCTTCTACGGAACCGACTTGCTTTCCGACGAGGAGCAGTTCTCGATTTGGTTCAGCAAAGACAACGACGAAGTCCGCTTCCAAGCAGCCTTCAAAGCAGGTGTCCAAATCGCTTACCCTGACTTGGTTGTTGACTTCAAGTTGACCTAATGTGTAGGGGGGAGGGAAACCTCCCCTCGCTTTTTTGTTCTCTTGAAACTTAAAACCAAAACACACATATGTCCTGCTCCTTAACAACTGGCTACGCCCTTGGCTGCCGTGATTCCGTAGGTGGAATCAAAACAATTTATGTCCAATCCTTCATCCCAACGGGGTCCTGCAATGCCAACCTTTCAGGTGCGGTAACGGGCTTCACTGGGTACGCTTCGGGTGGGTTCTTTGAGTACGACTTAACTAAGGCTACGTCATCTTTGACTGAAACCTTGAATGCAAGCATCGAGAACGGCTCGGTTTATTACACCCCCGAAGTAACATTCACGATCAACAAACTGCAAGTCGCAGTCCGCAACGAACTCCGTCTGCTGGTACGCAACCGTGTTATCGTCATCGTCCAAGACAACAACAACCGCTACTGGTTGTTAGGCTCTGCCAACGGCTTGGAAGCAACCGCTGGAACCGCTGGAACTGGTACTGCCTTCGGGGACCGCAGCGGCTACGAGTTGACGCTTACCGGGATGGAACCCGACCCGATGTTCGTAATTGCATCCACAGTCTTTTCACCATCGACTGCGCAGATACTCGGTTCGTAGTATCTTTGACTTAGGTTTTCATCATCTGAGGTTTGAGAGGGGCAGTCAGCAATGGCTGCCCTTCTTATTTTTACGGCCATGAAGATTTGCATCGTTTACAACGCCCATCCAACCGGGTGCAGTTTCTACCGCCTCGAAATGCCGAACGCATACTTGGGCGACAACTACCCGGAATTTGACTATGTGTGCGTCGAGAACATCACCACGATTAGCGACGAGGGATTGAAGTCGATTGACCTGTTCCTGTTCAGCCGGCTTTGGTGTCAGGGAACCATGGAGCAGGTGGAGAATGTCTACAAAGCCCTGACCCAATTCGGGGCCAAAGTCATCCTTGACTTGGACGATTACTGGGTACTTGAGAGCGGACACATCATGTACCGCCACTATCATCAAACCAAACTCGCAGAGGTCATCCGTAAGCACATCAAATTAGCCGATTGGGTTACCTGTACCACCGAGCATCTTGCTGCCCGCATACGGCCTCTAAATGCGAATGTGAGCATTCTGCAGAACGAGCCATACGAAGCCTACCAACAATTCATCCCGAATCCTGACGAAGAACCCGACAAGCACCTCGTCAAGTTCGGTTGGTTCGGAGGGGCGCAGCATGGCGAGGACATGGAACTGCTCCGTGAGGGGATGCAGAAACTACGCTGGGATGCAAACTTGGATGGCAAGTACCGCCTCTATCTCGGAGGGTGGAACGACAATAATCCTGTTTATGAGGGATACGAGAAAATCATAAGCGACCAAGGGAACAACCCTAATTACGGACGCATTCAGGCTGCGGATATTTACTCCTACGTCGGTGGCTACAACTTCGTGAACGTAACCCTTGCACCGCTGCGAGATACCAAGTTCAACAAACTCAAGTCCGAGTTGAAGGTGGTCGAGGCAGGGTGGATGAACAAGGTGATTATCGCAAGCGAAACCATCCCCTACACGGACGTAATCAAGCACGGAGAGAACGGGTTTCTTGTTCCTTACAACAAACCCAAGGACTGGTACAAGTACATCAAGCAGTTGATCCTTGACCCCGACCTTCGTAAAGGCTTGGCTGACAACCTCACCCGTGACATAAAATCACGGTTTAATGTGGCTGAAACCGCCAAGAAGCGGGCCGAGTTGTACAGGCAGATTGGGCGCAAATTGTGAAATTCGGGGGCATCGCACATTTACAAGCAGATGCTTTACCTGAACCCTGACAC